CACACGAGCCAACCGTTTGGAAGAAAAGAGCCGTCTCCAGCCCACTGCTGAATAGTTCCAACGTGATCAAGGCCTCCGCAAAGCGAGCGAGTGTTTTGAATTTCGCTAGAAGTTACTGCAGAAGTTGTAGACGTCAGCGTGATGTTCGCTAGTCTGACATGAGTGTCTGGCAAGTTCGGCGGAGAAGCTGTGGCAGAAGTGAGAACTTGGGTTCCTTGAATCATTACTAGATTCGCAGAGTTGCCAGCTGGACCTGAAGCGTCTGGATCTCGCACGCAAACACATACGCTATCGATCCTCTTGTATCCGCTAGGTGGCAGCGAGAGAGCAGCAAGGTTTTCGTCGTCATTTGCGTCGACGTAGTACATGCCCTGATTGATGGAGTTGTCTCCCTTGACGAAACATCCACCCTTGCCGATCTTTACTGAGAGTGCCGCTGGGCTCTGCGGAGAGACCTTCAGAGAGGTCGGTGAGATGACACCCTCGCTAGGTACGACAGCTTCAATGAACTGTCGGTCGAGCTGAGCAGAGTAGCTCGAATTCTGTAGCCAATTGACGGTGAGTGGCATGAAGACCTCAAATCCAGCTATGCCGATAGGCAACTTGCATGTTGGTGGTCTCAGTGTAGCCAGTTGGATTGAAGCTCATTTGATTCTCACCCGGAGCCAGCTTGATCCAACTGCTTTGTGTCCAGTCAACTTTGTCATACTTACTGATATTTGGCTGGCCGCCGATAGTGATGCTTCTCTCTCTATTGTTGATCACGAGCGATTCTGAAGCTGCCAGATTTAGAGCAACAAATTTCATTTGATCATTTGTTGCGCCATTGAAGATCGTAACATCAGTACAAGGTCCGTAAATCACAAGAGCTGGATACGCCTCAATATTGCCACGGTTGAAAACTGGCTTTCCTCCGGCTGGCGTTCTGGCGTCATATGAGCGAGGAAATGTCAGTGGATATGAGCGACCAGTAGTGAGCCCACCACCAGAGCCCGGTCCGATCTCCACAGTTTCGATTCGACCACTTTCCCATAGCCCGTATGGAGCGACCCATTGCATTTGAACCTCATTGGTGTGCGGCATGGTAAAGGGAGAAGACATTGAGTCTGCACGCACCATAATTCTTCTCTCTTCTTCGACTCCATCGATGCCTTCGTAAATGAAGGGGCGCAAAGCAGGATTGCAGAGGCCATTGAGAGTGTCCAAAATTTCTCGGCGAGTTGTTTCTGAAGAAGCCCAAGGAGCATAAATTCTGAACTGTATGGTGATAGCTCTGGAGCCAAAGAAACTTGTGTAGTCTCTGTATCCATTCATCTGTGGGATGGCGTCAGCGATCTCTCTAATTTCTGGATAACCAGGATCCCACTTGCTGACCTTCACTCCTGAGGAAGGATGAAACAAAAATCCAGAAGGGCCAAGTGAAGAGTTTGGATTCTCGATACGAAGCATCAGAGACCTACAGAGTTGATCGCGAAAGCAACACGATCACCAAATCTCTTGGCATCGTTTGGACTAGAAATCGTAGCGTTTGGAAGATTCACAACCACACCACCGCTCCCAACTGGCTCGTTTTTCCCAGTGCCATTGTATGCCAGAGTGTATCCGGGTGGAAGATATCCACCAGAGTCATAGCTGGTGGTATTGATGCCGAGCCTCTTAGCTTGATTTAGCAAGTCGTTGATGCTTCCGGCCTGACCAGCTCCGATTGCCTTCATGAGAGCATTAGCCAGTCCAGCGGAAGCGGGACCAGCCTCAACGAGCTGCTCTATCACAGCAGGATTGTAGGCTCCACTAGCTTTCAGCTGAGCGATTGTTTCTGCCCACTTCTTACCCATTGTGACTTGGCGCTCAAGCCACTTGATAACGCTCGTGCTACTGACCGCTTGTTGACTTCCGAACTTGGAGTAAACATCTGCGATCTTGGTGATGCCTTTCGATTCAGTCTCGTTGATCTCTTTGGTGATTTGAGACCAGTTTGAGCTGAACTTCTCAGCCTTAGCCAGTCGAGAGTTCATGAATGCTATGTATTGGTCGTAGCCCATCTCGCCGAACTCGAGCTTGGCCTTGGCGAGACCCATCTCTTCATTAGCGATGTCGTTCTGAATCTTTAGCCACTCAGAACTCCAAGCTTTTTCAGTTGACAGACGCCTTTTCAACTGAGCAATTCTGTTGTCGAAAGACATATTGCCGGTGTCGTAAAGAGCATCCTCTAGATCTCTACGGTTCTCTTCGATCTTTTTCTTGAAATTGAAGATCTCAACGCCGAGCTCCCACCACTCACGAGTGAAAACTCTCTGCTCTGTCAATCGGCGCTCAAGATTACCTAGCTGCTGCTCGTCAGTGATAGCTCCAATTTCATAGAAAGCATCCTGAGCGGCATAGGCGGTCTCTCGAAGTTCTTTGTTGAGATCGTTGACTTTGCGCCCGATCTCAATCCATTCATCGCTGTACTGTGGCAGATTAGACATCTGACCGAGCAATTTCCAAATGTATTCAATCGGACCGATGCTGCCTTCGACGTCAAACTTGTACTCGAGAGTATTCCTCTCGGAACGACGAGTATCTTCGGCAGCTTGCTGCTGAGTTTCGGCAGCCTCCTTCTGGTCTGCAGCGGCTTTCTTTTGATCTTCTCCAGCTTTACCTAGATTCTTCCAGTTTTGTTCTTCTTGGTCTTTTGCTTTCTTTCCGTCATCGCTATTCAGACGACCCTCAAGAAGACCACCTTCTTGCATGTAAGTCATTCCGCCAGAGCCATAAGCCATTCCGCCATCTGCGAAAGCTACGGTTCCGATTCGACGCCCTGTCTCCCACCAGATCTTTTGGCTTCTCTTGCGCTTTGACTGCGCTAGTGGAATGTAAGCTTCGCCTCCGGTCTCTGGCTCTGCGAAAATTCGATACTGAGTCGCCGGGGCATAGATGCTGGCGCTCCCAGGACTCTCTTCGATCATTCCTCGGATGTTGCCGTCTGCGTTCTTGCCAGGATACTTAGGACCTGCAGAGCCAGTGCCAGTGTTTGCGGGGCCTCCCTTTCCAGGATACTTAGGTCCGGAAGAAGGAGTCGGGGCGCTACCACTCCACATTGATTTGGAGGGAGTAGGAGGAGCTCCCGTCGTCGTCACGTTGACGTTCGCAGTGGCACCACCCCTGATGTTATTGAGCTGACCAATTATTCCGTTCAAAACTCCCGTGGCGTTGTCTGTGACGTTGACGGTTGGCTGAGGATTCAGAACGCCAATGTTCTCAAGAACTTTCTGTAGAGTTTGAGACTGCGTCAAACCATCACCGCTCAGATCAACGATCATGTCGATCTGTTCGTCAGTGAGGCCAAGATTTTTCAGGTCTCCACGGATAATTTCTTGTGCTGTTGGATCAACTTCTCCAACAAGGCGAACGATATTCTCAACGACTGCCCTTTGATCGATTTGACCAAGTGAGTTCAGGTAAGTCTGAACTTTCCCGGCAGCTTCTTCAGTATTGACACGAATGACAGTGTCAATCTGCTCAGGGCTCATTCCCGTGAGTCCGAGCCACTTGCGAAGCTCGTCAATGCTGACGTCTGCATTGAGAAGATTGACGATGGTTTCGATCTGTTCTGGAGTTCTCCCGATAGTCGTGAGGTAAGCCCTTACTTGGCCTTGAGCCTCGTCAACATTAGTGACGAAACTAGTCACAACATCTCCATTTGTGATTGCCTGTTGTAATGCCGTGACGTATCTCTCAACGAACTCTGTGCTCAAACCCATCTCAGCGCCATATGCTCTGATCTTGTCGATTTGACCCTGAAGATGCTGGGCGATTTGAACTCCGGTTACTGACTCTTGACTGCTCGCCCAAGCAGTAGTCTCCTCAACCAAACCCTGAACGATTTGCTGCCACTGACCACGCAAGCTAAGAGCATCTTCACTGAAATTGCCAAAATCCATCGCCTCAGAGAGATTTCCATTCTCTTTGATCTTATTGACAGCTTCCAGAGTGCTATTCACCATGCCCTCTAGTTGATCTTTAGCCATCTCAGGCCCGAGGCTCTGCTGAACTGCAAATTTCAGAGCATTGTTCAGTTTTTCAATCTGACTCGTAGCGTCACCGGCAGCTTGCTTGATCTGCTCGAAGGCGTTGATTGCTCCCTGCTGACTTACAGATTTTCCAGACAAACGCCCCAGCATGTTGCTGACTTGGTTGAAAGCTCCTTGAGCAGTGTCTGGATTTAGAAGATCATCAACTGAGACACCTACCGTTTGCATCGCTCTGTCAAATTGGAAAAGCAATCCTTCGCGAGAAGTTCCGATTGACTTAGCAATTGGATCGATGTTGTCTCTGATCCAGATCTTGGCTGCAGACTCGGATGGATCAAGAAGCATCTGAGCGAGAGGAACCCTGTCGCCACTAGCAATTTCAGCAGAAAGTTCAAATCCAGGACGATCAATAAAGTCCATCGTCGCGTTGACGTAACTCTTAGCTCCTGAAGCTTGAGCTCCAGCCAGCGCAGCCAAAGACTCAATTTCTTTCTGACGACCCTCAAGACGTTCCCGTTCTTCAATGATCTCTCGCTGAAACTCACGCTCTTCGATCGTTTTCTTTCCCTTGTCGCCAAAATTGCTGAAGGGCAGCCAGTCCAAGAAAGCATATTTGACGGATTCACCCCCGCTGATACCATAGCCAGACTCCCAAAGGCCGTCACCTTTCTTGCCCATTGGACCAGGAGCCATGCCCAATTCAGCAAGTCTCTTGTCTGACTCTTTGAGCTCTGAGTTGATTTTACTGATAGAAGATCTAGTCTGGCCAAAACTATCATCTGTCAGACTTGACTTCAGCGTCTCTCCAGCTTCTCGACCAGCATCTCGTGCTTGATTGAGAGTGTTGACCAGATTCGCTGCCATCGCGACAGAGGCAGCTAGAGCGATAGTTGCCAGTCCAATGCTGCTAGTCAAAGCGGTCATCGCTACGCTTCCGGCAGCACTGAACATACCCTTAGTTCCGCCTATCAACTTGCTTCCAGCTTTGCCAGCAAGAGCACCAGCAGTCATATTTCCGGTCACATATTGACTGATTCCAGTGGCAACAGCGGCTAGACCTACCTTCACAGCAGTGAAACCTTTTTGCAAGACATCAATACTGAGAGCTGCCTTGAGAGCGTTTCCAAAAGCGACGACCATTGCTGTAATCCTCGGAAACCTTCCTCCAAGATTTGCCAGAAGACCAGCGATGCCTGCCCCTGCAGATGCCCCACTGGAAAGCGCCAGAGCGCCTCTGAAACCCATCAGGGCAATACGAGCTGCAACAAGCTGTGGAAAGAATGCAGCGATGCCGCCAGTGATCGTTAGGAAAACAGAACCGAACGCTCCGAGGCTTGACATGATACCTTGAGTGTTTTTCCCAAGATCGGCTATGAAATTCAAGAACTTCGCAAGCCACCCCATCAGGGTTGCGAGCGGAGCAAGTAGTGGAGTTCCTACTTGAATTGCGAAGTTGCCGAGGGCATTTGTAAACAACTGTGTCTGAACTGAAAGCGTTTTAGCTTGCACTGCATAGACGTCTTGAGCTGCTCCTGCTCGTTTGGTCTTGTCAGTAATTGCTCCGGCAACTCTCGCGTAGTTAGCACCCTCGTTACTCGTGATCGCGAGTGCGCCACGCAGAGCTTGAATGCTTCCGAAAAGATTACTGAACTCTTCTGCGTTGCCTCCAGTGGCTTTATTGAGCTCTAGGATCGCTCCACCAAGACCCTTGGCATCGAGCAGAGCCTTGGCGCTGCTGTAGCCCATGTCCTTGACTTTGGCAGTCATCTTCTCAGAAGGCTGCAAGAACTCTTGCATCATTCTTGAGAGATAAGTTCCAGCTTCGCCAGCACTGATGCCAGCTAGAGTCATAGCTGCGATAGCTGCGGTGCCTTCTTGAGCGGTCACACCAACTTGAGCCGCCATACCGACCCAGTCACCCATTGATCCCGCGAGCTGCTCGAAGGTCATGACGCCGACGTTGACACCTTGGAAAAGAGTGTCTGAGATGTCTGCAGCATCTTTCGCTTCAAGACCGTAAGCGTTCAGGGCAGTAACGATCGCATTGCTCGCTACTTCTGTGGTGGTGAGACCTGCTGAGGCTGATGTGGCTGCGGCTTCTAGAATCATCAGGCCATCTGCTCCTGAGTAGCCAGAAGAAGCGATGTCGTAGAGACCAGTGGCAAGATTGGTGGCGGTCTGAGGAAGCCTCTCTGACATTGCCATAATAGAGTCAGACTGAGATTTCAAGTTGTAGTCAGAAACTTTGGTCAGAGACTGAACATTCGTCATCTGAACCTGAAAGTCTGAAGCTTTCTTGACAGAAGCTCCAAGAGAAACGCCCATAGCGATTCCCTGAGCCATCGTCTTTCGACCTGCGTTTTGAACAGACTTGGCAAAATTATCCCACATCTGTCCGCCAGCCTGAAGAGCACGACCGGCACTCTGAGTGGCTGAAACTAGCTTCGCTATTGCACCTTCGGCTTGATTGAAGCCAGAGATCATTCCCGAGGGGTCTGCTTGCAGTACGATCTTGATGTAATCGTTCAAGTTGCTTCCCCTGATTGATGACGAACAAACTTAGTCGTTATGCTCATCCTCTGGTCAGGTTGGATCTCTTCCAGTGCGTCATCTATGGCGACGCATCCGTAACAACGGTGTGTCTCAACATAGTACGGCGGGGGTTCAGAAGCACGACCTTCGTCATCAATCCAGTCGTCACTGTATGTTCCACACTTAGGGCACCTTGAGCTTTTGTCGATCAACCAAGCGAGAGCTAGGTCTTGATCGTCTGGATTCCAAGCTAAGAATCTGCTGTGTGGAATGCCCTTGTCAGCACAGTATTCAATCTCTAAAGCGAGCTGTGGGTCTCGCCTTAGCCTTTTCCCATTTCCACGACAGATCGCATCGTGTTGGCCTGAAAAGCTGCTTGGAAAAGAGCCTGCTGCTCAGCGGTATTCCAGTCATCTGTCTGAAGCCACTCCATCATCTCTGCTTGAGAAATGTTTGGCTCCACGATACATTCAGAGATCAGAGCGTCAGGAAAAGTCTCGAAGTTCCACTCAATACCTGGATCTTCGCCATCGTTTTGCGCTTTGGCTTCCTCTCGCTGCTCGTCGGTGATCGGATGAGCCTTGATGAGCTCGTCGTACTTGCGACGACCGACGCTGCGGAATTTGAAGAGAATGCTGTTCTCTCTGAGCTCAGTTTCAGCCTCTTCAAGAGAACTTTTAGCTTCGCTGTATGCTGAGATGTTCTTTTCGCTACGAGGATTCGACTCGTAAGCCATCTTGGCGAGGTCACATTCTGACTTTGCCTTCTGGTACCTCTCGGCCACCTCCTGATCCGTTGAGATTCGCACTGACTTAGTGACAGGCTTCTTGATGGATCGGAGATGGTCGAGAGGTACCTTGGCATCTGACTTAGACATTGAGGCTCCTTAGATGTCTTGACAGCGGCTCTACCAGGAAAGAACTGTCAGGCGACAGTAGCGTTATCAGCAGGCTCGGCAGTAGTAGCGAACCTCACCTCGTACTGAGCCGCCTCATTGCCAGCCGAGAAACGGCGAGCGTTAGACGAAACGGTTACTGGCCACACCTCGCACTTGTCGGCAGCAGCAGGGTTCGCACCAGCAGTACCACCAGAGAAGATGACGATGTATCCGTTGGTGTCCTTGGCCAGAGCCGTTCGGATTGGATTGCTGCTCTTGTCTTCGTAGAACGTGATGCTCGAGTCCTCGGTGCTGTCCTCACCAGGAATCTGAGACACGAACTTCGTAGACATGTCAGGCGTCTGGATCGGGCTGTTGGAGAACGTGAAGCCAGACATCTCAGCGATCTGTCCGGTCAAGTTCGTACCAGCCGTAACCTCGGCGGCGGTCGGTGCGGTCTTGCTGGCGATGGTGGGAACGAAGAAAATCTTCGTAGTTC